CTCAAGCGCAAAACCAGCACAAAAAATTTGCTGACAGGACCCGTTGCATTGCTGGTCATCGTCTCCTCGGTTGAACTGCTTTGACGAATTCACGTTTAAATGCAGAATTGAACTTCTTTTTCACTTCTGTCTCGACCACCTTCTTGAATGGAAACTGAGGACTGTATTGAGTTCGATCGACGTACTTGATTCTTCTGACAATGTTCGTGTTTCCGTTGACTCTTTCCCAGAGAGCAAACCCCCAGCTTGGTTTGTATCTTGGTGTACCAATGAAGAATCGCTTCTTATCTGCCAGGAGTCTTTTGGCTAGATTTCTTTTGAGGTTCCCGTACTTGTCCAGATCTGAATCTCTAGTCGGGATTGCAATCTTGTCGTGATAAGGTTTCCGAGTTCCTCCCTTGATGAGTCGCTGCATATATTCTCCAGCAGGGATTGAAGCTCTGGACTTCTTTCCGAACTTCGGACTCTTGGAATAGAAACCAACCTTCGAGACCAGTCGGGTCTTGTGGCTTTTCTCAAACTGGACGGAGCTGGTCGTGTATTTTTTGGGACGGTCTAGGAATTTCGGGAGTGCTTTACGGGTTGCCATCATCCCATCGAAAGCGACGGAATTGAGAGCCCGAGAAACGACAAAAGGGATCTGCCGTTTAAACTTTTGGTCTATCTGTCTGGAAAGTTTCCGAACGTCTGACGTAACGGAGAGCACTCCTCCTCCCTGGAAGAATTGATCGATCGTGTAGGATGATCTTGCGCTCTCCGTATCCTGTCAAATATTTTTTCTCAGATATTGATCAATATTGTCCAATCGTGATCAATCTCCAAGAATGTCCTGAAAAAAGTTTATCCTTTGATTATTTTCTGGTATTCAGAATCGTCCAGTTTTGCATGAAGAGTCTCTCTTTTTTTTCTGTGAATTGACTCATCAAGCCAAGTATCTAAATGCACATGAAAATCATCTTCAGCATTTGTCATCACGTCCGATAAAATTTTCAGTCTTTGGATGTCTTCACACTCTGTAAGAAACTTTTCATCCCAGACAATTCTCCCTTCTTCTTCGTTGTAGATTATTTTTCCGATGATCATTCTTCTCCTCTGCTAATTTGCTAATTTTGCTATAAGCGCACAAATGGTCGGAGGGTCCGACTAAAAGTGCGAACATACACAAAAACATACACATCCGGTGTATGTGATCGTGTACTTCATCCTCCGAGTTTTTTCTCCATGAATCGCTTGAGGGTCGACTCCGGAATCAGAATCGGTGACGATCCTCGGTCGGATAGTCTGCTGACCGGATAAATGATTTTCTTCTGGACGAGCTTCCGGACGTATTCCTGAGAGAACGGGAGTCCGTGCTCCTGGAGGGTTCGGTGAGCGTCCTTCAACGTGTAGAATTTTTCACTGAGCATTTGCAATTTCCTTGTAGAAGATTTCGTTCATCTCCGCTTCGGTCATCCTCGAGGTCCGAGGAGTGACCTGCCTGACGGATGGTTTTGAATAGTTTTCTTTTCGTCGGGTTGCACGATCCTTCCTCTCGAGTGCTGCTTTCACCTTCGGATCTTTCTTCGCTTCAGTCATCAAGCGATTGAAGATCTCTTTTGCTTTGGGACTCATTCCCTTCGGATTGGATGATTCTGGCGCAGGGAGTGCTGGAGTCTTGTTCCACTCGTCTGCGACGGTTCGTCCGTTTCGGTAGAGATGATTGGCGTTCCGGATATCGGAGACGGTCGGGAAGAACTTCGAGTTCTGGATGTGGAGATGAAACCCTTTAGCGATCTCCCGAGCGGAGAGGTCGCAGAGCTGAACTTGCCAGAAGGAGAGTTCAGTTTCGGTAATACCTCCGTCCTTCGTCGAGTATCGGTAATTGATCTGGCTCGCTTTCAAGCCTTGGAGGAGAGCTTCCTGCTGCTCCGGATTCATCGTGAACTGTTCCATGTCCTTTTGCCGATTGGAGTTTTTGCCATTGCTGATCAAGGAACGAGAACTCTGGGTTCGGTCCTTGACTCTGCTTGATAGGGAAAAGTCCCTTCCATCCGTTGAGGATCGATTGATTGATCACCTCGACCGGATCGTGTCCCTGCTCTCGGAGTTTTTTCAGCTCCGTCAGGGCAAGTTTTTGAGCTTGGAGATTGAATGGAACTCGAGGGATCGATTTCCTGAATTCGATGAAGTCGGACCATGCGCTTTCGGGAAGCCATTCTGGAAGGATCAGAATTTCCTTCGGTCGTTTTTTCTTCGATCCGACTGGCGCAGTTTTCTGCGCCTTATATTGTTTCAAATTGTTTAAAGTTGTTTCTTCTATATATAGGAGAGTTTCCTGAGAGGAAACTTTTGTTTCCTGTGGGGAAACTTTTGTTTCCTGAGAGGAAACTTTTTTAACGTCCAGAGTTTCCTGAGAGGAAACTTTCTCCTCCGCAATAGTTTCCTGAGAGGAAACTTTTTCACCGATCAAAAGACGGATCGGAGACTCCTTGGAAACCGATTTCGGGAAGTCCAAAAGACCCTCGTCGATGAGCTTCTTTTTGGCTTTGGAAAAATGCGCTTTTTTGAAGTCCAGATCCTTCATCAGAGTCTTGGGAGAAATCCATGTCTCCGGACCTTTCACGCAATGAAGATAAACATTGATTGCCATCTTCAGCGCATATCCTGGGAGATCCCTCTGGGAGACCTCTTTGAGCCATTCATGCCGTTTCATTCATACTTCTCGATGAACTTTTCTGCATTCTGGAAGTTCGTCCAGGTCTCCGGTCCTTTGTCGATTGCTCCTCCCTTTTGGAGAAACTCTTCGACGGCTTTGTCCAGTTCTTCCTGAGTCGGAGGTTTGGCCCGTTTCGCTCGCTTTGGAACGATCAGAGGTTTGACTTTCTCGGTCATGCTTTGAATGGGACTGCCGTGTCAGATTGATGCTCGGGTTGAGCTTGGCCCCCTGGAGTCCCTTGATCCTTCGACCCGAGGAAAAGGAACTGGCTCACATTGATCTCGGTTCGGTATTTCTTCTGTCCGTCGTTCCCGTCCCAGGAGCGTGTCCGGATGGTTCCCTCGACGTAGAGTTGTTGACCTTTGAATGCGTATTGCTCGATGATTTCTGCTTTTCGGTCGAAGAAGACCAGATCATGCCATTCGGTTCGTTCCTTCTTCTGACCTGACGGATCGGTCCAGACCTCCGAGGTTGCAAGCACCACGTTTGCGACGGGTTTGTTCGACTGAGTCATTCGGATCTCAGGATCTTTCCCGATGTTTCCGATCAGCATCGCTTTGTTCAAATCACTCATTTCAGTTTCTCCTTTCCTTCAAACGAGTTTTCCATTTCTTCCTTCCAGTCCATCTCGAAGGGTTTTTCATCTTTGTCGAGGGTATCTGCGAGTTTGAGATATTCATCTGCTAACCATTGCCGATCCGGAGCAGGAAGAGCTGAGATCTTCTTCTGGTCGTCTCCTGCGATCTGATGCAGTTTCGGCTGAGTGTCTCCCTTCTTTCTCCAGTTCGAGAGGATCGCTTCTGCTTCCTCGGAGGGTTTGTGCTTTGGAGCTGGAGGAGGAGGTTTCGGTGCAGGAGCTTGCTTCGTCTGCTTCCCTGCTGCTTGATTTCCATCGTCGTCTGCATCGGATTCTGCAACATTGAAGAAGGACTCGAGGGAGTCTCTCTTTGCGTAGGTATGAGCGGATTTGATCGATTGAGGATCGGACGGGTCTTTGACTGCGATGGGGTATCGAAAGAGCTTCCACTGACCGGAGGAAACGTGAGTGATCCTCGTCGTCATGGAATCCTGGTCTCGAAACTGCTCGACGATCGATCCGTTCTTCAGGAGGATGGGTTTGAGCTTCGAGAGCAGTCCTGCCAGAGATGCATACTGATGCTTCTTGCCGTTTGCTTTCTTGAAGAACTGATTCTCGGAATCGGTTTCGATGATCGGCCCGAGCTCTTCATGAATCTTCAGGAGTGCTTTGTCGAGCTGGTCTGTTTTTTCTGTCTGTTCCATCAATTAAAAAAGAGATATTTGTTCAAGTTGTTTACTATTCAAATTACTTTTATTTGAAAAATTTATTGGATTTTGAGAAATTCTTTTTTCCCATCTGATTTTATCTGAGGATGATTGCATCTCATTTCTTCGTCTTGTGTTCCATCCTTTGCCAATATTTCTTTTTTGACCTCCAACTTCCCATCCACTTGCTTTGTAGATTGTCCCGCTGTGAACACTTGTATCTTGATAAGAGATCAACATTGAAATATCTGGAAATCTTTTTTTAATCGTTTTTGTCATTAAAGAAATCATTCTTGTCGCAGTGTTTTTTGGCGCATATTCGCTTATGGCAAATCTTCTTAGTTCAAGTCTTCCAGTTCCGTTGTAAGCTCTTGCAATTGGGTCGGTCCAAATAGCGGAAGCAAAAAAACAATTTTTAAAAATTGCTCCAAAACAGATGCTATGTCCCATATTAGGGTTAGTAATTTTTGGAAGACGTGAATGCCATTTTTCGTTCAACATAACTGCTTCATCAATAGAAATTTCTTCGATTTCTAATTGGAGCGGAGACACAGGAATCGAACCTTGACCTTCCACTTGGAACAGTGGTTGTGCTGCCACTACACTATCTCCGCTTAAAAAATTGATCGTCTCTGAATTAAGATTAATTTTTTCTGTCTCGTATTTTTCCATTGATTTCCTTTACATAGCACTCAAAGCAGTTCCTGAACGGATGAGACTGATTGACTTGTTGAGTGAACGATTTGCCACAAGTTCGGCATTTGCTTTCTTGATTAGCGTTTTTTTGAAGTCGGCAGATGCATCTTTGTCCCTCTGGAGCTTCCAAACATGGATGAGTCAGATCTTCTTTAAACATTTAGTCTTCTATTTTTGTCCATTCGACGATTCTCGGACGGTCATCCCAGCAATCGTCTTGATAAACATTTTCGATAAATTCTGAATCGTCGCTCGCAAAGATTGCATCCGGTGTAGCATTGTCTAAATCGAGCTTGTGTCCGTCTGGGACGTGTATTTCCCAGACCGCTCCGACGAGCATCTTTCTTTCAATCGTCACGCTATACTTTGCCATTCGTCTCCTTTGTGGTCTGGGACGGCAGGATCATCCGGAAGGGTTTGGATCTGTCCTTAAGCCAGAGTCATGATCCGGTTGTTTTGCCGAACGTGAAGGCAAGGAATCCGGACTGGCATTTGACCGTCCCGTTTTCGTTTATTTCTTGGAAACCGATTTCCGGAGGAAGTCTTTCCAGAGCTTGATCCGGATTTGACGGTTTCGTTTCTGTTTCTGCTCTTGGCAGATCTCAAAGATTTCAGGGTTGATTCTCATGTTGTTCTCCGATGAATTGTTCTTCTGCTTCGATCATGGTTCTGATGATCTGGTATGCGACTTGAGGGACGATTGCGTTTCCGAGTCCTTTAAGTCGGTCCACCCGATTGGGTATCCCATGAGCCACTCGACCCACGTCGGGTTCAGCGAGCCAGAGCCTTCCATCTCTTTGACTTTCGATGTTAGGGTCGGGAAACGATTTTGTTTTGGATTCACATTCTTGGCATCGTCGGCTATCGGAGTTGGCAAAAGCGATCGTGCCACTTGAGTTTCTAAGTTTGGAAATTTGTAATTTGCGGTTTTCATAACGTCTGCTGCTCCACTCATTGCAGCTCCGGCTCTTGGAGTTCCCCACAATCCAGACTCGGTCTCTTCGGTGTCTCGCATCGACGGCCTGAGCTGGAATAACAAACGACTGGACGGAGTATTCTTCACCTTCCAGATCAGAGATGACTTCGTCGAGACCCATCGTGATGTGACCAGCAACATTTTCACAAAGCACCCAAACTGGCCTTGATGATCGGATAATTCTGAACATCTCAGGCCAGAGGTGACGGTCGTCTTCTGTTCCTCTGCGCTTCCCAGCTTGGGAGAAAGGCTGGCACGGGTATCCTCCGGTAATGAGCCAAGGCTGGCGAAATTGAGCTGCTGGGAATGACCGAACGTCTTCGAGTATCCGAATTTCAGGGAAGTTTTTTCTGAGGACTCGTTGAGCGTATTTTTCGATTTCGCAGAAAGCGACGGTTTCGACTCCTGCCCATCTTGCTGCGAGTGCGAATCCTCCGATTCCTGAGAAGAGATCGATATGAGTTCGAGTTGTTCCATTGATCATTTTCCTAACGTCAGAGGAGTGAGTTCGCACCACTTCTCCCACTGTTCCAAGAATCGCTTCCAGGCTTTTTCCTCATCCGCTCTCGGAAGCATTCTGAGCTCCGGATGAGATCCTTCGTAATCGGTGTCCGTGTTATCGGGACCGACCCATGAGTTGATCCGTCTGCTGATTGGATAGTCATCAAACTCAGTTGGCATGGACCGGAACGGAGAGTCGGGTTGTTTCTCGGATGAGCTCGACCATCTGAATGATCTCGTCGAGGGATCTTGCTTCCATTGCGAAACCTCCTGCGATCTGGACTCGCTCCAGAAAGAACTTCTGATCCTCGGAGAGTCGTCCACGGTCGGACTTCAGCTCGATGGCGAGGAATCTTCCTTTGATGCAAGCGAGGATATCTGCGACTCCTCTCATGGGAGATGGTCGGTATCCTTCACGACCGTGCAGAGGGACTCCCTGAGTGTTGATCCGAATTGCGAAACAATCTCTCTGAAGAGAGAACCATTCAAGGGTCTGCTTCTGGAGATCCGCTTCTCTCATAGTCCCATCTCGGAAAGGAGCTCCCTTGCTTCAGACTTAACTGCTTTCTGGGTCTTGGAGAGTCGTTTGACGGTCTCGGTCTTTTGCACCTCTGGCAGAACTTGCCGAAGGAGTTCTTCTTGTCTTAGAGTCGCTTCGGTCAGTCGGTCCATTGACTCTCGAAGCGACCTGAGAACGTCCAATGTCTCAGAGTGCCGATCTTGCTCCATTCTGCTTGATTTATTTTTTGTTGACTTATTCAGCTTAGTCCTTATCATTGATCTTTTTTGATGGACATTGCAGGACTTTGCTATGCGTGTTCTGCAATATTGAGCATCATTCCCAATTATTGATTTTTTGTCAACAATTTTTTTTAGGGTCGATTTTTGTCAGGAGCAGGAAAGGTCGGTCGGAGATTCCGGAAAAGGTCTCGAACCTATAAAGGAGAGATCAAAGTCAAGATCATAGGGTTCTTCCGGTACGACGGAATCGAACTTCCTCTCTGCCCTGGACGACGGGCCGAGGAGAAGACCCTCTGCACCGAAGAAGCGATTCAACGATTCCCAAGAGGAAAAGCTCGAACGGCAGAACTGGATCGACTCTGGTTCTTGAAGCTTCAGGAGCTTCAGGATCAAGGCTATGGAAAAGAGATCCCTCCGGAGGTCTTTACCCTTGAGAGACTATTGAATCGATTCAGGGAGGAGCGTCTGAAGAAGATGAAAGACCCGTCCTTCAGTCAGCGTTTGGATTATTGGCAGGAAAAGCTCGGAGACAAACCGATTGAATGGATGAGAGACGGACGGTCCCTCTGGCCTTCGGAAATCATTAAGCATCGGGAGAAGCTCTCGAAACGTCTGAATCGATACGGAGAGAGGATTTCTCCTGCAACCGTGAATCGATACCTAGAATGCTTGTCCATTGCGTTCTCGTATGCTCAAACCCTTGGCTGGACCGATATCAATCCAATGAAACGACCCGAGATGAAGTTCTCCATCCAGAATGATCGGGTTCGCTATCTTGGACAGTTCGACGAGGGAGATTCGGAAGGAGAGAAAGAGAGACTGATCCGAGCGATCCGTGATTCTGAATCCCCGGATCTCTGGGAAGGGTTTCTCTTCAGCATCCATACCGGATGCCGACAGGGAGAGATGTACAAACTCACCTGGAAGAATGTGAACCTGAAGTCCGGAGTCATCCGATTCGTCGATCGGAAGAATGAAGAAGACATCGAGGTCGACGTTTCCGGTTCCGTCCAGGTCATGCAGATTCTCAGGGAGCGGAAGATTCGTTCCAACACGGAGAAAGTTTTTCCGGTGAACTTCACCAAAACCGCATGGAATAACGCACGGAGAAAAGCAGGACTCGGCCCAGAGCAGGGTCGGCAGACCTTTCGCTGGCATGATCTCCGTCATACTTTTGCCTCCGTCTTGAGGCAGAATGGAGTCCCTCTGGAGGATATTCAGAGAGGACTCGGTCACAAAGATCCGAAGTCGACCAGACGATACAGTCACTCGGATTCTTCAGTCACGAAACGAAACGTCAGCATCGTCTCTGATGTTCTCAATATAGGATGATCTTATGAAGAAAGATCTTTGTAATGGAGCAGAATGGTCTCGGAAGGCCAATCAGTTATTTTTTGGAATCTATTCCCCAGGAGAGTGATGAGCTTAAAATATCCGTCAGCAAGAGGAGGGTTTGTTAAATTCCATCCTCCACCCTATGAAAAAAATACAGCACTCCTTTGGAGTAAAGTGTATGTGAGCATTTTAAAAATCAACATACCACCACCTAAATACGGCAGTCCTCTATCCTGCCAAAACAAAAAGACATCGAATGAAAGAAGAAAACATCATCGGCAAACGACTGAAACAAGTCCGATTCAATTCTGGACTCGATCAGCTTGATTTTGCGACTCGTCTGGATTGTTCACGTCAGTTGATCTCCAGATATGAAACTGGACGGCAGCATATTAGTCCGACTGTCATAGTAGCCTTGGCGCAGGAGTTTAAAGTCTCCCCTGCATGGCTGCTCGGAATTGAAGAAATTGATCACGGGACTTCACTCCGAGATCTTGAGTCGACGAAAACGGAAAATGAATTCCTTAGAAAAGAGAATGAGATGCTGAAGGAGCATCTCAAGACGGCTCAAAAATTGATTGACCGCTTATAGGAGTTTTAGAAATGAAGAAAAAGGATCTGGAAGAAAAAAACAAAATCCTTGAGAGAAGAGTTCGAGAATTAGAAACCAAGCTCAAGGTCAAGGCTGAGTGTCTTGATCACTTGGAGACTGCTTTCGGACTCTGCAAAGTCATCAAGGAGAAAGAGATTGCATAGTTTTTCCGCAGTTTTTTCCGCAGTTTTTTTCTCTATCCGCATTTTTCCGCAGAGATTTTGTAGGCTGGAGCATTGAAAACACTGAGGTCCGATTTCTTTTGATCCCGTGATACGAAGGTTCGATCCCTTCCGCCCCAGCCAGTCATAGCAAAGGGTCACGGTCATCTCAAGCAGTCGGGTCTCAGTTTTTCCGCAGTTTTTTCCGCAGTTTTATGTCAGATCCCACGGTTCGTAGACGATCTTCCCCTTCTTCCGATACGCTCTCAAGATCTGTTTTCGGTTCTCTCCAAGACGATTAAACGAAAGGTGAATCCATCCGGTCTCTTTCCGGATCTCTGGGTTCGGTTCGGTCTCGTCGTACATCTCCAGGATCATCTGATCAAAAACCGGAATGATCTTCGGGACTTCTTGAGCAAGTTCTTTATTATCCAGACCGACGATTTCCCAATCCATCGCTTCCCCTCGGCAATGCTGGCTTTTTGAGCTGCTTCCGACCGCTTCCGAGATCGCAGGAGATCTCCAAGCAGAGTTCACTCGGACGGATCGATCGAAGTGATCTCTCAAGGGTTGCATACAATGAGTGACGAGTGCCGTGAGAGCGATCAGTCCTTCCTGGGAGATCTCATTCTTCAGGCCGAGTCTCTGACCCGTGTCGGACTTCAGGCATTCTCCAAGACTAAAATTTTTGCTGATTTTCATAGAATTTGACGTAGCGGTTTCCTCTCATCCTGACTTGGATTCGTTTCTTTTTTCTTTTCTTTCCATAACTTAAAACTCGGTTTCCCCATCGATCGTCGTGTCTTATTGATCGAAGTGCTTCCACGGTCAGACCCAAATAAGAAGCTTCTTCATCCTCGTCATCGATCTCGGACCAACATCGGGAGCAGAGTCTCATTTCTTCATCTTCGGCATTGCTCTTGAGCCAAACCAGAAAGACATCACTGCTGCGAAAAGAGCTTCAGTCTCGTCGTCCCATGCGACCTCGATCGCTTGCATCAGATCACCTCCAGATCCAACGGTATGCCAGACGACGACGACTTTGACTCCGATGAATGCTGAGAAGAAGACGTATGTGATGAAAGGCCGAACGAATGCTCTCAAGGAGTTGATAAAACCTCCCTGCTGACCGAGCTTCATGTCGTGCTCGAGGAGTCTCTGTTGCTCCTCCCTGGAAGACTTCCGATCCTCCAGATCCGCTTGAGCGTTCATCATGCGGATGTCGAGGTCGACTCCTTTTTCCTTTGCTTCGATCTGAAGCTTGGCAAGCTCGAGCTGCTTTTGCCGTTCCGACTTTTCTTTGAAGAGATCGATCACCGACGGGACTGCTGAACCAGCAAACCCCATCAGCGACCCGAGAAGTGTCAGCATTATTCTTCTGCCGTCTTCAGTTCGACTTTCTGTTCAAACGTCTTCGGCCCGTCATCTTTGGGTTTGACGATTTGCTCGTGATCGCTCTCAAACCAATGCTTCCCAAGCATGCCGAGGAGCGGGAGGAAGCTCCCAAGTGCTAAATTGATCAGGTCTCGCGAGGACGAAGTTAGCTCATCCGGCTTGTCTACCATCTTGATGACGAGGAATCCAAACAGGAAAAAAGCGAGCATCGATATCAGCAGTCTTGCCCAGAATCTCAGCTTCGCAATCTGAACGTCAGGATCTACCGGAGGAGGAAGAACCTTCTCCGGAGGATCTGGAGTTTCTTTGACGGTCGTTGTCGTTTCTTTTGCCATTATGCTTTCCGAAGTGTAGTGAAGAGAAAGTCTTTCTGGGATTCAATCTCCCTCTCAATATTATCCAGACGAGCTGACATTGAGCTCAGATCGGATGCCATGCGAACCGTCTCGTCCTGAGTCCGGATGATCAGATTCTCAAACTTCTCCTGGTTCCGAGCTCTCTCCTGTTTTGCAGAGGTCTCCGACTTATGAATGAAAAGTCCGAGAGAGACGATCATCCCAACCAAGACCAGCTCAAGCAGTGAAGCTTGATTGAAGAGTTGATCCGCAAAGCGCAGAGGAATATCCATCAGACCATCCGAAGGAGGAGGTTTTTCATAAATCCTCGGATCATAAGTCGCAGGAGGGAAATGATGATCCATTATTAATTTTTTTTATTAGATGCTTTCACCTATTTTCACAAATTGAAAATAACTTAGTAAAACATTATCTGACAAAATGGACATATCATTAGTTGAAGTTGCTCCATGTGGTAATAATTTAATATTTGTTGAATTAATATTGAAAATATTACTTCCGGATAGAAAAAATTTAGTTGGGCTTGAGCCACCTACATCAGAAGTAAATGTCTGACTAAGTAGAATACCTGAACTACTGGTTGTTGGCGTTGTACCATCAGTTGTGTGAGCCATTTGAAATGATATTGCCCTTGAAGGTTCATCATCAGATAAGTTGATAACATAATTAAATATGTAAACCCCAGTTTGACTAAATGAGAAAACATCACTGCCTACTGTAACAATTCCACTTACAGGAGTATAAAAGGTGTTTGAATATGCTATGCTTGTTATTGCTACTCCAGCCGTTGTAAGGGCTGATTCAGTAATTTTAAAAGTGTCAATCGAAGAAACAATTTTGCTGGTCTGATCAATTTTTGTATTTTTCAAAGAAACTTCACCACTGGATTCCGTTAAAATCTCCGTTGATCCGTTTGATTCATAGATTCCACCACCGGACGGAAGCTTTACTTTTGCATCAGTATTCTGAGTGAAATCGACATCTCCATTTGAATCGATCGACGGACCTGAAACTCCGGACCCCCCAGAGTCCCCCTGAAGAACTAGAGAGTTCCCTGACGTAATAGGTTTGAGCGTATTTGCTCTGAGCGTACTCATAAGACCTCTTGGATTAAATATTCGAGATTTCGATGAGATCCTCCCATCGTTGCGTAGGATTCAGCAGGAATCGAGATAGCTCCGAAGACTGAGAAAAGATCTCTTTCTGCCGTCATGGATTCCAACATCAAAACCGGAACGGGTTGCTCTCGTTGTGCGGTTGCAATCCCGACCAGATTGTCGGCTTGTGCCAGAGAATAGATTCCTGTCACTTCTATCGTTTCAGCGACTCCTCTTTTTGAAACCAGACGGAATCCTGCTGGTCCGGTTCTAATCGTTGAGAAATTCTGGTAAGTCCGATTGACTGCTTGTGGATTGGCAAGATCGGTCGAGGTTCCTGCTTTCAGGATGCCGAGCTGAACTGGAAGAGTCAGAGCAGTGATCGATCCCGATGCAACTGAACTGCTGAGAGTGATGTCTCCTGCTTTGGTTCCGTCTCCCTTGATTCCGGTGATCTGGTAGTCTGACCCTCCAATCGTTGCAAATCCTCCGATTAAAACCTGACCATTCTCGACTGCATTGATGTTTGAACTTCCGTCGGTGAAGTTCCCATCTGCTCCGGAAGATTGGACCCAATTGGTGATGGAGTTCCCCTGGATCGGAGATCCTTTCCGGTCGGTTGAAGTCACCAGAGTCAGATCAATGGTCGATGATGCCGAGAGTCCAGAGATGTAGAGAGGTTTCTTCCGTTTGACAAGATTCTGGCCCCAAGGCTTGAAACCGAATCGATCCTCGAGCTGAGTGCTGGAAAGATTCGTCGCAGCTCCTCCGTCGAGTGAATATGAACCCGAATCGGCAAGCCATCCATCGAGGAAAAGAGAATCGGTCGATCCGGAAACAGAGACCCGAATCGTGATGGTTTTTGCTGATCCGATTGCTCTTTCTTGAGGTTGATCCGTCTCTACGTTTGCCAGAGGATAAGCTGACAAGACGGTCCCTGCCGTGAGAGATAAGGATGAGACGGTTGAGGTTGCTAGAATCTTCATATTAAAAGAGGAGTGATGACGGAGTCTCCGCAGAAAGTCGTTGTCTCTGCTGCAAAGTCCCAAGTTCTTTTTCTCACCATCAGATATCCGGTTGCGCCAAGGGTTTGAGAATTGAAATCAATCCGAGCACCTGGAAGAGTATCGAGATCGATCCCCTTGATCGTCAGTTCCACCCGAGGTCTGATCTTAATGTCCTTGATTGCATCCAAGACCTCTGAAGCGAGCTCGATCGACGGAGAAAAAGTCGTGATGTTTTGATCCCGACCCGTGTCGATGTTTGCGATTCTGATCCCTCGATTGATCTTCAGAAGCTTGAAAGCATTCGCTGCGGTTCCTGCCCCCGATGCGATGTTGTATTCTCGCTGAGAGACCAGTCCGGAGAGCGGAGGAGGAAGATAGATTTGAGAATTGATGATCTCATAATCCTCCAGAGTCAGATCTGCCGTTCCAGGAGTGTTCCCTCGGTCGATCAAATAAATCTCGTCATTGATGTCATCAAGCCAGAACTGCATGTTCAATCCTCGAGCGACTTGATCTGCAAAATCCAGCATCCGGATTTGGGTCGTTACATAGATTGAAACCTGACGATTGTCATCATCGGCATTGGAAGCATCGGTCGTGTCGTATCCGTATCCGAGCTGATTCGATAACCATCCGAAGAAATCGTATGCGGTTCTGTCTCCGTTTGACGTGTCGAAGTGAATGGTCCGACCAGAGACGGAAGCTTCTCCTGCGACTGATCCGGAGTTCAAAGTCAGTCTCGGAATCTCACCTGAAGGGACGGTATAAAAATCATAGCTCTGTCCCGTGTTTAGGGTTTCTGCTTGTCCATCATCTTCAACCGATGCAGACGAGACTTGGAGATTCGGATTCCCGACTTCGGTTTTTGCAGTATTGAGAACGATCACCGGAGTCTGAAGATCGACCTGACCGAATGCAAAAGGGAGCTGAGTGTCGGTCGCAGATGCAGATCCGATATCGTAAGCATTCAAGCCTGTAACATCGACGACTGATCCCTCCGAAATGGAAACCGTGTCTCCGACCCTGACATCGTAGGTATTAGGGAGCTGATTCGAGGTCTCGACGGAAAGCACAACCTCTGAAGCGACTGAGACCGTGACTCCTTCCTGGATTGATACAATCGATTCAACCGACTCAGAGATGGAAAAGGTTCGGTCGGTTGTGAAATTTGTTCCGAAGGTGAAGGTATAATCTCCCTTTGATGGATTCTCAAATGCTATGTCGGAGATGTTGAAATCGATATCGAATGTCGTGTCCGTCACTGCGGTGATGGTATATTGGGTGTCGGTGTTCGACGGATTATATTCGAGCTCCTCTCCGACGATGCTCATTCCCGTGAAAAATGCTTGTTCTCCTGCCGAGAATGGATGGAGCGACTGAGTCGTGATTCTGACCTTTCCCGATCCATTGTCACCGACTCCGATCACTTCCGACTGCGAGCTCGTCTCTGCAACGATCAACCGGAGGAGATTCGTCTTCTGGACTTTTGCTTCAATCTGGAAACGTAGGAAATCGGTGTTGAACTGATTCAGGATTGCAGATCCCTCGAAGATCGGTCTCCCGTTGTGACGGAAGGTCACCGGAATTGCCGTCATCGGGTTTGCAATCAAAGCAGAATAATTTGCTCCGGAGAACGGATGCCTGGAGTCACTTGGTCGATTGACAAGCTGAAGCGATCCGACAACGACAGTCAACCATCCGGAATCATAGTCTCCGAGCTGGATCCTTGGAGGTTCAGAAATAAACGGTTGATAGAACTGGCTTGTCGTATGTGATCCAGGTTCATCTGCGACGTAATAGGTCGCATCTGAGAACGGACTGGATGAAAGATCAATATCTGCCTGAAAAGCCATTTTAAGCGAGTGCGCTGAATTCGTTGTTCCGTGCTGCTCGTTCCTTCACCTCGATCCTAAGAGCAGAATCATACTGAGAGATCTTTTGACCCGTTCCGTCGAAAATATTGACGACGATGGAATTCTGGGACGTGTTATCAAGCGAAGCAGATGCAGATCGATATGATGAAGTCGAACTTCTTCCAGAGGATCTTCCTGAACTGTTGTCAATGAGATCCGCTCCCGTGTAGACGTTTTCAAGTCCGGAAGGATAGTGCATGTCAAGAACTTGACCCGATGCGACTCGAATGTTCCCGTATCTTCGGAAAGTCCTCTGAGATTCACTCTGATTGACGACAGAGAGTCCATTGATCTGATTGACTAAAGAATCGATCTTTCCTGCTGATTGTATAACTGCTGAAAAATCGAAGATCTCTCCAGGGACTCTTGCAAAAGTATTCCTGAAGTCAAATGCGGATTCTGGAACGTCGATCTTGATGTTACTCACCTCGATTGATGCATCTTCGAGCTCTTGTTTGAAATCGTTGATGATATCTGCAAAAGCATTCGAGATATCGTTTCGCTGAAAGATGAGCTGATTCTCCAATCCTTGAACCGTCTCTCGGAAAAGGTTGCTGATCGAGGAGAGTTTGCTCCTGACGACTCCTTCGGTGTTTGTTAAATAATCGAGAGCCAGAGTTTGAATGTTTGCGAAAAACTCGACGAAAGCCTGAGTCAATCCTCCAAGTCCTTCCTTACCTCGGATCGATTTGAACTGGATGTCTGTTTTCTTGAGTGCTTTCTCCAGCTTGCCGAGGTTCGGGACTACGTCCTTCTTCGTCGTCTTGGCAAAAGATTCAGCAGTCTTTGTCCGTATCTTTTCATTCTTGGAAACATCGACGAGAATCTTTGCCGTCTTCTCGAGTTTTGTGTTCGTCTTGGAGATTTTTTCTGGTTCGTCTGCGAATCCAAAAAACTCTGAGATTTCGTCCTTGTATGCGAATGCTGCCGTCCCGAGAGCAGTGACTCCGACTGCAAGAGCTCCGATTGGGTTTGCTGCTATGGCTGCCGTGAGAGCGGTCACTCCTCCGGTGATTGCTGCAAGGAGAGCTGGGATCTTTGCTGCTATGAATGCGGTCGCTGCAATTCCTGCAAATTTTGCAATATGATCGAGGTTTTCTGCTAATGCAGTGAGAGCTGGAATGACTGCAACGAGGACCGGAGCGAGCTTTCCTTTCATGGATCGCTGGAGAAGATCGATTTGATCATTGAACGTCGAGAATGCATTTGCTGCATCAGTCCCGACGATTCCTCCTGCATCACGGAGCTTCTGTCCGAACTGGTCGATCCCGATTGCTCCGGAGTTCAAGAGAGGAAGAAGCTCGATCCCTGCTCGTCCAAAAAGATCGGTCGCAATCGCTGCTTTTTGTGCAGGAGATTCGATCCCTGAGATCGATTGAGCGACCTCTGTAAAGAGCTCTGACGTGCCTTTCAGATTTCCCTGAGAGTCGCTGATCGAGACTCCGAGAGCTTCAAATGCTTCCTTCTGAGCTGCGGTTCCTTGCTCTGCTTCTCCGACGTTCCTGGTGAACTTCTGGAGTGCCGTATTGAGCTGGTCGGTTGAGACTCCCGACTGAGATGCTGCGAACTGGAGAATCTCCAATTCCTCGACCGTGACTCCGAGCTGAAGAGAGACTTTCTGGAGACGGTCTCCAAGTTGAAGCATATCTTTTGAGAATGCTCCCAGAGCTCCGACTCCGACCAATCCTGCAAAAGAGGTCGCCAGTCCTGAGACGGATGCCGAGAGACCAGAGAACGATCGCTCAAGGTTTTTCGCTCGGTTGTTCACTGAACGAAAAGCAGCAGCAGTCTTGTCCTCTCCTCGGATCTGAACGGTCGTTTGAACTGCCATTATCGTTTTTTGAGTCTCTCTTTTTTTTCTTTAATCTTGAAGTATGCGACCCATCCTTTGAGCTCTGCCTCGTTCATCTCGAAGATCTCCTCGACGGTTCGATGAAGATGCTCTGCGAGCTGAAAAAAGAAATAGAGCTCTGGGTCGCTCTCTAGTTTCCCTCAAGCGTATCTGCTTCTACGGCAGAATATTCATTGATTTCACGGACGACTCGGATCAGAACATCCACGTCGCACTCGTTCATCAATTCTTGTTTGTGAGCATTGTTAAACATCGGAGACCCGTCCTCGTTCAATGCTCGGATGAGCAGAGTCTCGACTGCTGCTTCAACAAACTTCTGCTGAGTCGAGAGCTTTGCTATTCGTTCCTGAATCCTGGGATTCGTTGCCGATTTGAAGAAGATCCGGAATGGTTTTTTACTATCTCCCCATTCCGGAACGTCAATCGATGCTAATCCCCCTGAGAGTTTTTCTCGGTAGTGTCTGGTGATATTATCGATCGCACTCATTTTATGCGTTGTTCAGGGTCAGAGTTCCGGTTCCTTGGAAAGTGAAACTGAAACCGACAGGACTGTTCAAGGATGCAGTGAAACTGATCCCCGTGATGATGATTCCTCCGGACCAGTAATCGCCTGAAGAGGTTCCGACTGGATAGAGCTTGACCGTGAAGGAATTGTCCTGACCATCAAGAGCAGTCTGGATCGCCTCCTGCGCTGCATCGTCATCATTCCAGAGAGCATCTGCTGAACCTGAGAATCCCGTTTGACCGGAGATATAGGTTCGAGTTGCGCTCGTTCCCATTGCAGAGGTTTCAATCACCTCGGAGGACTTGTCTAAAGTCCACGAAGTTAAAGATGCCACTGCTGAGAATAGAGTCGTCCCTCCTGCTGAGACTTGGAGGACTCCTCCGTTTCCGCTGCTTGCTGCCATTATTCCTCCTTGGCTTGTGCGGTTGATGATTTATTCTCATCATCCTTCTTGGATTTGGACTGAACCGCTTCGGCCCGTCCTTTTTCGATGAGAATTCTGGCCGAAAGTCCAGCCACGTCTCCGATCTCTCCTGCTTCGTAAAGCCTGTCAGCGACCGTCGAGTTTCTTAAAAATTTTACTTTCATAATGCTGCTCCTGGATTGTTTTCAGCATGTTGATAGATAACGGTATAGATAAGAGTCACCGATCCGATCTCTTTTTCTCCCTCTCCGGAGATGGAGATGCTGGTCTCGGATAGATATGAATCTTGAGCAAGGTTGTTCAAACGAATATCTCCCTGCATTGCGATCTCGACCTCCTTGGAGATCGTGTCCAGCGTGTCGTCGACTCCCGTCGAGCTCGATGCGAATCCCTGAATCGATAGACTGAGAATCTTCTGGACGTTTCTCGGATTCCCCTGAGACTGGATTTCGCTCGTCTCCTCGTTGGTATAAAGACAGATCCCTGGAAGAGATGCTCTTTCCAGAGGATAGGTCCGACTCTGGAAGACATTGCTTCCGGTCGTCGATAATCCGGTCAGAGTCGTTGCTGCTCTCTCTCTGATCTGCTGTCGGAGATGGCTCAAATAAACCTCTTTTGCTTTCTAATCCAGAGACGTTCTTCATCTTCGGTCATCTGATGGAACAGAGTTCCTTTTCCTGCTGGATAGGTTTGGACATTCTTCTCGAGTAGTTCCAGCGACTTCATGAGTGCTCTCGGTTGTCTTGAGATGACTCTCTGGTGAATGTGGTAAATTTTATCATCCTTATATACCGGAACCTTTTCCTGGTGAATGATCTCTCCTCGGTCGATCTTCTCGTCGATGAAGTGAACGGTGATCCCTTGATCCAGGTTGTTGAATAAAGCCCATTTGATGTTGTCTAATCCTCTGTTTTCCGGAAGCAGACCTGGATGAATGTTTATGATTCCTGTTTTAAATTTATCAATAATTTTTTTTTTAAGATCCGAGCTCCTCCGATGATCCCCAGATCTCCGTTATCAATCTCGTCATGCGGTTTCACCTCGTAAGGAATCTCAAATCTCCTGCAAATATCTTTTGAGTGAATTGAATAACAATCCTCTGCGCTCATCTTGACGATGTCTTTTCTCAGTCCGAGATGTCTCAAAGGTGCAGCGATCACTCGATTGACTTTGTAATTATTGACGATCAGCTCCATCAAGATGTCACTGGTCTTCCGGTGTTCGGTGTCATAGGTCAGCAGACTTATTTCCATTAATCAGATCCAGTGACGTTTGATCCAGTCCCGATCCTGAAGATCAGACTGTTTCGGTCGTCCGTGAAAATAGACGATCGAGCATGACTCTGGATCGATTCCTTGCGGTTCGATCTCCGCTTTCCATGAGAGGATCTTTCCTGGATGAAGCTCATCGAGTCTCTCTGCTCTGCCGTTCAGATTCTTCCTCAAGAACAACATCTCTGATGGACAGTTTCCGAGATATCGGATTTCTTCGGTCCAGTAATCTTTCCGAGTGTTCCATTCGTTCCAGAGCTCTGCTGATATTTCCTCGTTAAAAAATGCGACTCCGTTGTTCAATTGGCTCGGGTTGTATGGGTCCGAGTGAAGAGCGCATTCACCTTCAAAGGATAAGATCTCATCCAGGTTTCCAGTAATAACCGTGTCGAGTGCGACGACGAATCTTCTCCCTCCGCACTCAGGTCGGAGAGCATCAAGGATTCCAGTCCATCCGCTTGATGGGTCGAGAAATCGAATCGACTCGATAGGTTCAACAAATTCATATCCCTTATCGCAGAGACAGATGAACCTGAATTCATCTGAATAATTGCGTTTAATTGATCGATAGAGCTTTTCGACCCACTCCTCCGAGTAATATTTTCGGGAGTATGCTGGAGGAGGATTCTTTGCTTCATTACCGTCAAATAGTGCAGTGATGATCGAGATCATAATCGGAGACGAGCGGTCGTCATTCCTTCATTGTCAGGTTCAACCGACGTGACCGTGAATGTATCTGATCCGATTGCCAGCGTGTCTCCTTGAGCGATTGCTGAAACGTCGCTTGTTCTCATGATTGCGACGGGTTCTGAGCTCTCGACCTGCACTGCTGCATCGGGATCGACCCCAACATATTCCCGAGTCAATATCACCGTGATCGTGGAAGCTGACCCTGCCGACGTATCGGTGAAGGTTGCCGACGAACCAAAATCTTGGAGGAGATCAAGTCTCAGATCGTCGTCTTCAACTGCCACGTTTCACGGTTTTCTTGGTTGTCGATTTTTTCAACTCTTGAGATCGATTCTGAGTCCGGATCTCAGGAGGATCTTCTGCTGGTCCCTTTGCTTCATAGGGAAGAGCTTTCCCCATTCGGATCAAGAGTCTTCCTTCCTCCGGAGAGCAGGAAACGACCTGACCACGTTTGACGGACTTTCCTTCGCAGACTGTCCCTCGAATCATTTCTATTTTCATTTGAATATCTCCTTTAATGGATCTGAGAACGAGACGATCTCGGCCTTATCCTTGACCGCTTCAGCGATTGGAATCCAGTGATCCGCATGATCGTTCTTTGCGTGTCTCATCCGTTCTTCTTTTCCTCCAGGGTATTGATGCCAGTAATCGGTGTCATAGTCTCCGTAGCAGTCAGCTCCAGCAAGGAAGACGGGAGAAAACCCCATGTAAGCTGCGATCCAAACTGAGTGAGCTCCAGAAAATCCAAAATCGGGGCAGATCCCTGCGAAAACATCTCCTTCGAGGAGTTCGTCTTTCTGGTGACTGACTCTTCGAGCTGGATGCTTTCTGATTTCTGGGACCGTTCCGACGTGCCTGTCATAGTAATAGATGAACGAAATATCTGGCATCAGTATGCCGTGAATGTTTACCGACCAGAGAGCGGACTCGAACCAGGGAGTCCGTCTCAAATCGGATGGAGTCGACGGTCCTCCACAAATGAGGACCGCAGACTTACCACGATAAGCTCCCTCAAGCTCATCAAGTTGCAGCATTAGGCGACGGTTACGTCTTGAGCTGCTGCGAACGACTGAGGATGAGCAACTCCGACATCCATGAACTGATAGAAGAACAAGTTCAGAGTCGCATTTCCTGCGCTGGAATATGGATCGACGAGAACGTCGAGCTCATTGAAGAATCCAACGTAGAGATCAGCAAAGTTGCCGAACAGCAGAGCATAAGGTGCGCTGCTTGGCATTTGCGTTGTCTGAACGAGGTTGTAACTCATCAGCTCATTTGGAGTCATCTGGATCATCCTTGAGTCGGTTGAAGACTGAACAAGAGTCTGCATCAGTTTCCCGACGACGGCAGGATGAGTCACCCAATGAAGGTTTCCGAGAAGCGCATTGTCCTGAGAAACTTCGGTGATGATATCCACCACGTTTCCGAAGGTCAGATTTGCGTTTCCGGAAGTTCCACCGGACTCGACATCTCCGATTCCAGTTGTGCTCAGAATGCCTGTTGGTTCATTGGATGACCCGCCCTTGAGAGCGACGTTATCGACCTTGGCAGCAAACAAGCGAACCATGTGATTCCGGAGAACTTGCTCCATATTGCCATTGAGTCCCTGCATCATTGCAGTTCGGGAGATGGAGATTTTGTTCGCCATCTGTTTCGGAGTCATCTGGACTCGACCGAAGTCTGGCTCGTTGTTTCCGACTGATCCGGTTTCAGCAATGAAGCTGACGGAAGCATTTGCATCGAAGCGAGGAATGTCCACGTCACCGACGAGACCGCTCAGAGTCGTAGCTCCCACGGTTCCGAGGATCGACTGCGAAATCAGAGCATCAATGAAGCGATCGACCAGCAGATTCGTTTCGACGGTGTAGGAACCGAAACCCGTTCCTCCGGAAGTCGTATCGACCTGGATGGTTCTTTCGGAAAGAGCTTTCTCATAATAGGGAGATCGCTTGTTTACTTGTGGAGCCCATCCGCAGTCAGGAACGAAGAATCCTCGAGCAGACTTTCCAGAGTTCCTTTCGATCTGCTTTGAAACTTCTCTCTCCATCTCTGCACCAGACCAGTCTCCACTCTCCTGAGCACGGATAGCCTTGAACATGGAGTAGGTTCGGACCTCTTTGTCGTTCATTCCGATTGCTTCCGGTGTCGAGGTTTCGACGGGAGCAGTTCGGAGCTCTTCGACCAGAGCATTGGTGAACTGAGGATAAGTCATCCCCTGACGGATGCATCTTTCTGCGAAGTCCTGCTTCTTGCAGTCTTCTCCTGCTTTCCGGATCTTCTCGTGATTCGCAATGATCTCGTTTCGGATCTCGGTTTCTGTTTTCTGAGGAAGTTCGGTTTGAACTTCGACTTTGGTTTCTTCAGTCATTGATTCCTTTCTTGTCTGAAGGTCTTTAGAATCAGACCGTCCGATCCCTACTGAATCATCTGCCGGAATTGCTATCACTGATATTTCTCTGGGTTCCCAACTCATCGCCCTATATACCGAACGTCCATCGATTTTTTCATCCGTCATCTCCATGCGGTTGACCGCATAGCCGACGGAGATATTTGCTCGTATTCCATCTTTCACGTCGTCGAATACCGATCGAGCGAGTTCAGAGTTTTTCGAGAACTGAACCAGAGCACGGGACTTCCGTCCTCCTTCGTCGACTGATACCGAGACGACCCGTCCGATCTGCTGACGAGCATCATGATCTAGGAGAAGCGGAGCTCTCCCTGAGTTGATAAAATTGAGATCGATTGAAGATCTCTGGTGATCAAGTATTTCGTAACCATACTCTCGGAGAACGGGTTGCTCTGATGAAAAAGCAAGTCTGACGGTTCGGTCATCATCCGTCTCTTCCATCTCCATCCGAGCAGATCTCTGGAAGATCTCTGCTGGAATCTCCCTTTCTTCCTCGTCGTTATAGTGTCCCGACTCTTCGGTCATCTCCGGATCGGAGTTTCCTACCTCTGCCGATTTAGCGAATTCGACGACAAAAGAGTCGGAAGTCTCTTCGATTCCGATGACATGACGAACGTCATGCTCCAAAAGTGTTCCTTCTTTGGTTTCCATCAATCTCCTTTTGTTGATAATGGATGAGCAGCAGGGAGAAGATCGGTGTCGTGCTGACCTCTCCTGAATTTCAAATTCTTCAAGCAGTAGAGAAACGAGTTGACTCGGGCAAATGCCCATTGTTCAGCGTTTCCGACAGTCGGACGGACTGAGCTCGGGTTGCCTTTATAAGCACCGACTCCTCTCTCGAAGACTTTCCGGAGAGCTCCGATTGTCGTTCTTTTTCTTCGATCGCTCCCGACCTCGTCATTGTGTTCTTCAAGTTTGTTTTTCAGAGCAGTTTCAACTTGATCGGAAAGTTGTCTTTCCTGCCGATAATCTTCCGGAGCTGGAGCTTTTGTCAGTCTGGAAAAAGGAAAAGCGACATAGCGATCCGTCTCGACCAGATCCTCCTCGACCCTTGCGAAGACTCTGATTCTTGCGACGGGATCGTCGGGAGATGCTTCGACCTCCTCGTCTCCGACAGTCGTTGATCCCTCAAACCGGATCGAAACGACTCTGCCAAGATACTTTCCTTTTTCAGTGTTCCAGTTGACGAAGTCACCGATCTCGAGCTCGTCGGGTTCTGCTCTTTTTTCCTGACGTTCGTCGATCGCATTCATCTGAGCCACTTTCCGAGCAGACCATCTCTGACCCTCGTCTCCTCCCCAGAGATACCATGCGATCAATCCTGCTCCAGGGTATCCATCTGCATCCGGATCTTTGTTCTTCGGAGCTTCGAGGTCGACTGCATGACGGTCGAAATATGCTTTCATTCTTCTGACAACCGACGGAGAAAGTTCATCTCTTCGGACAAGCTGGTTTGCTCTTGCTACTCCGATCAAAGTCCCTCCTCTGCCAAACTCTTTTCTCCATTCGAGTCCCTTCTGAGCTCGTTTCTGCATTGCGACGGTCGGCTGAAGATCAATCTCTTCTCCCTTATATTCAGTAACTCGAACCAGCATGACGGTTTCATATCCTCTTAGAAGTCCGACAAACTTCCACAAAAGGAAACAAAGAGACGGAAACCCGACGAAAACGACGAAATAAAGAACCCATGTCATGAAGCAGTCGAATAGGCTCCCCCAGCGACAGTGATACCCGATTGGGAAATAGATATTCAGCCAGAGTGTTTCTATATTTCATTCTTAGTCTATTTCTGGAAATGCTGGAGACTTGGCTCCGAGCGGTTCGAGAGCAAGCTTGATCCCGAATCTTTCTGCCATGAGTTTGTCTGCCTGGAGTTGAGCAAAGACCTCTTCAGGGTCTCTGCCGTATCTCTGCTGAATGTCCGTATAGCTCAGAAAACCGTTGTTCAATGCTTGGACGGCAGCGTTCACTTCCTTCTGAGGATCGACCCACTCGAAACCCCGTCCCGTGAAATGCGCTCCTCTAGTGAACTTCTCAATCCTCGTCATCGGATCGCTGACATTCTGGAGAAGAGGAATCGCTCGATTCAGGACTGCGACTCTCAACCATTCTCGAAAGACCGGTTCTGCGAAGTGCTCGATCAAGAATCTCTGCTGCATCTTCATGTTGTCTCTTTCCTCAATCGTTCCCTGACGGATGGAGGAATAGGAGACTCCCTCCAGATTGTTTGAGAGACTGACGTATGAGACTCCGAGACCCGATGCAATCGACCGGAGAACATTCTTGTGGAAGTCCGCAAAAGCAGAATTAGGATGATCCGGATTCCACGGAGCGAGCTTCACTCCAGGAGGAAGGGTCGTGATCGATCCTGGTTCGGTGTCCAGCATCGGAGCAAACTCATCCTCGTAAGCATCTCCGTCCATTCCCTCTCCGTCTGCGGATTCCAGAAAGAGAGACTTCGATGCTGCCAGTCTCGAAGCGACAACTTCGCTCTCCTCGTATGCATCGAGCATGTGCATCCGTGCTGCGACGTTTGAGAAGACTGGCACTCCCCGAGTTTGTTGAGCCCTTTCGGGATGATAGAGATGGAGAATATCGTCGGCAGGAATCCGAGTCCTGACCGCTTGTCCGTATTGGCCCTCGTCGTATGGATGCTTGGACCCTGGATAAATATGATAGGCCAGAGGACGACCCTCCTTTGAGATCTCGACTCCCATGACGATCCGAGATCCGTTCGGGAGATCCTTGTTATATTCTTCATCGAGGAAATCGGCTTCGAGGAACTGGAGCTGGAAACCAAACTTATTTGCTCCCTTTGACCGGATGAAGTGAATGAGAATCTCTCCATCTCGAATCAAAGAATCGACGACAAGCTTCTGGCAATCGATCCAGGAATGCTTTCCAGTGACTTCGCAGATCCCTCGTCTCGTCCAGTCTTTCCATTCTGATTCGATCGCTGCATTCCCGACTTGATCGAGCGTTCCTTGGTTCTCGTTTCCGGTCGGGACGTTTCGAGCTCGGACTTGGAGGGAGAGACCTTTCTCTCCGCATACCTGAGTCCGGTATATTTGCAGAGCTCGTGCAGCATACGGATTGTTTCGACAGAGCTGACGGGATCGATTTCGGAGAGTCTTCAGAGCAGTTCTGATCTCCCGATCTGCCGAGGTTGTTCCTCCGTGAAAGTCTGAGAGGAGTCTTCCTGCTTGAGCAGATTGATAGTTCCTCCGAGGAAGTCTCGTCTTCGGAGCAGTTTCCGTCTCCGATTTATTCCAGCTCAATGGGTTATACCAAGGCATAAATCAAGTCACGTCGGAGATTGAGAGTGTGAACGAGCTCTTGACCGGAGAGAATCTCGTCAATTGATGCTGACCATTTGGTTGCCCGTTCAGAGCTCTTTGTTTGCGGATCTCCCTGCGATAGATTCCCAGATACTTGTCTCTCATCTGGGAGACCTCTTCCATCCTCCGGAGAGTATTAGAGCGGTCTGCAATCGAATAGCTGGAGGTCAGTCGGGTTGCCAGATCCTCGAGAGTTGCTTCGAGTTTATCGAGCATCTTCTTCGCATGGGATCGAGGGTCTGCTGAACTGGATGCACGGTTCTCCTCGATGGTCCAGATTCCAGAATCGATCTGAATCCGTTCCGAGTCCGAGCTCCGAGTGATAAATGCTGACCATTCGTAAGTCCCTGCCGTGTAGCTTGCAGTCGTTGAAGATCCTTCCTCGACGACATAGGTATCTGAGCTTTCGGATGCCGTGATGGAAAACGTCGTTGAGCCCGTTCCTTGGAGTCGAGCGTTGTAGCTGAGAGCGTATGATGCAACGGGATAATCTGTTTTGAGATCGTCTCGTTTCCATCTCCAGAAATCACCGATCACCAAGACCTCGGGCTCGACCGGAGGAAAGTTTGAACTGTCGAAAAGATTAGCCATTTATCTCCAAGAGGTTGCAAAGTTTCGTCGAGGTCTCACCGTCCTTCTTTTGGGTTTCTCATCATGTTGATCGAGACCTTCCTCGGAGTTCATCCGGATTGCTAACTTGTCCATGTTCCGGATGTTCAAAATCATCAATGCCGCCAAAGAATAGACTCGGCAGACCAGAGGTTCGTTTCGTTGTCGGTTCGTCTTTTGCCAGCTTCGTTTCGCATAGCCTTTGCCGTACTTGGTCACGATCTTCTCTGCTAACAGTCCCAAGAAAAACTCCTTCGGTCTGGTGTCCGGAAAGTGACAAAACCCTGGTCCTGGTTCTTCTATTCTAAGCTGCGCCAAGACTTGCTCCTTGAGCGCAAAAGATCCGAGAACGTAGAGAGGAATCTTCCCGATGTTATTTCTCGACGGTCGGTTCGGGATTGCTGGTCGACCTTCCTCACCTCTGTCCTTGATCGCATAAATCTTCCGACCAGTCGTCCGCTTAACGAATGCATAAACTGCTTGAGTGAAGTGACCCCCTGAATCGATGCATGTCGCAGAAACTCCGATATTTCTTCCGTTCGGGAGAGTCCAACTCCGCAG